ACCATTTCAGGGATGCTGGTAGCCAAAGCATCGCCTTGATACACCGCGAGCAATGAGCTGGTAGACTCGGAAATGCGCTTGGCATACTCGACCTCTGAAGTGGTCGTGCTTCTGATGCTTGTGGTCCCAGTGACAGCGAACATGCCTTTTGCGTGGTCCTGCTTGTACAGGCTACCAGCTCCAAAACCTTCATCGCCGTCGTGGTTGTTCGCAATCGTGATGTTGCAGGATTTGACGAACGCATGCTTGATCCCTGCAACGAAGAAAGAGGCTCCTGCGAACTTCAAAGGCTTCTTGGTGGAAAGAGCGACAGCGGAGGCGGTGTCTGTGGTTGCGGATGTTCCCACGATGCTTGCGGTCAGCTTTGCGCGTCCCTTCAGCTCGGAATTGATTGACAGCGAGTCGACCACGCATCCGGCAAGCACGTCGTTTGTGAGTCCGGTTCCGTCAGACTGCAAGGTTATCGTCGGCCTTTCGGTATTCGTCAGCACTGGGGTGAATCGGTGTAAATACACGCCGGAATCAGCGCTGGTGAAATACACGACGACTGAGTTCCCGGCCATCTGCGCACCAGAGATTGCAACAGCCGTGACTGCAGCCGCGTCAGCTCCGAAAAGCTTCTCACATGCGTAATCGTCGTATGCGTCGATAACCGCCACCAATTCCGCAACGGTGTCTGTTGCAACCGCTGTCAGGTCTATGACTCCGGTTGTGCCAAATGCGTTGTCTTCCGCCTCAGCTCCTAAAACACCGATTGTTGAGGTCAACGATGTTGAAGTTGCGACAAGCTTTGCAGACGGTTGTGTCCCAGTATAGGATATTCTGATAGCCGCCCCGACTTGCAACGGTGTCGCCAAATCCTGACCAACGTTTGAAACAAGCAATAGCCCAGTCGCCTTGATCGCCTGTAGCTCAAGCGCAAGCTCCATGGACAGGTCGATGCTGTCTATGTAGTTCGCACGTGTCGTCCCGCGTCCGGTTAGCACCTCCGAAGGTGCGCGGTTCGATTTCTTCACAACCTCGGTGATTTTCTCGCTGGGAAGCCTGTCAGTCCTCGCGGCTGCTGATCCAAGCGAGCTTTCGGGACCGCCGACCGTAACAACGTTGTACATTTTTTTATACATTCTCAACTCCTTTCGATTTCGAGAGTAATCTCTACGTCAACAATAGCGTATCTTGTGGTCCCGGTCCCGCCGGGGTAATATTCAATTCTGTTTGCGCTGGCGTGTGTGACTTCCGAGTTCAGGTAATCATCGCTCGTTATCATTCCTACCAATGCGTCCGCATAGAGCATCGTCCTATACGTCAGGTCGTCTTCCTGCTGTCCGTCTATGATGAACACAACCTCATAGAGCAGTTTCGCACTGACAATCCCTACAGCCTCGTCCTCTATCTCGGCAGATACCGGGTCTACGAGGATAGCTGGCCGTTGGAGTCCGATAGCGGCATAGTCGTTTGAAATCTTGATCGTCTTTATCGCATCCATGCGCATCCCGCTTGAGGTTGCCATGGCCTTCACATGGTCTGGGTAGTTTTCGCGCAACGCTTGCAATAGAGCGTCGGTTATTGGCTTGGATACGTAGAATGTCGTCATAGCCACCCCAGCTTTTTCGCTTCGGCTCGGTAGATTCTTTCAGCTACTGTGTTCACGACATCGGCTCTTATAGCATCTTTGACACCGGGACGGAAAAACGGCCTAGCCTTGATAAGCACCCGCTTGGCGAATATCGGATTCCCGTCTGGACCAATCCATCGTAGAGCTTTTGCATTCACCGGCTTGATCACCGCCCCAAACTCGAGGACCTGATACCGTGGACGCATCTGTAATTTAACCGTTGTGCTTTTCCTCTGGTATCGTGTGCCCTTTTCCAGCGTTCTTTTTCGTGAAATAAACTGGTCACGCTGACGTGCTATCACATAGGTTTTTGTTTCTGCTGCTATCCCGTCCAAAACACGCATAAAAGCCTTTGGAGAAACGTCAGCTAGGTCTTTCAGCTTTTTGCTCATCAGATCGTCTATGGTGAGAGATATCCGCATAGCCATTATATCCTGACCTCCCGATACGCCTCGAACACACGCTGCACACCCATGGGGAGCACCATTTCATATCCGACCTGAACACCGTCAGGAGTGCTCATGTTAGTGCGTCCGTACTGCCTGTCGATTTTTCTGCTGAGGTTCCAGCTTATCGCCTCGATAAACGCCATGCGAAGCGACTTAGGGAATGTGGTCTCGGTGTATCCTGCTGTCGCCACGATTTTGACGCATATCGGCATCCTTGGGGTCACTACATCGTACAGCGTGATGATACCGTGGTCTCCGTTGAGGTAGTACTCAGTGGTCTCTGTGGCAAACTCCCTGCTGGAATCTATGTACAGCTCATCGACAGAGGTGACGGGAGCTACTGGCAACACAATACGATTGCTTCCGGTCCCGTCGAGATACCAGGTGAACTCATCCTCTTCAAGTTTGCGGCCTATGAGCAGTTCAGCGCGGTCTTGAATCCACGCGATCATCTCATCGACCGCATCCACGTTTGATGAGTCTAGGTTGAGCGATTGCAACACGTCGTCACGGCTGACCAGCATCGCGTATCTCCATCTGCGGCCTCAGCACCGCTCGTTCCGCTACCGGTTCCACAAGCCTTGCCCTGATGAGCGGCTTTGCGTCCTCTACCTTCATCTGCACCTCGTCTCCTTTTCGGTAGGAAGTCCCGTCAAGGTTGAGTGGTTGGTTCAATTTTACTTTCATCGTCCCTCCAAATGCGGGGGAGAAATCCCCCGCGTGTTACTTATGCAGGATAGCTTGCGCCCACATCGCCCTGTCCGACTGGCATGTCCTTTAGTTCCATGATGACCGTGACAGTCACGTTTCCGTTTCCTGTCGAGGTCACTTTCGGAGCCAAGAACGAGAAACCGGAGGAAATGTTCGCGTCCAGCACATCGACCGCCACAATCGCTTCGTTTGTGGCTACTGTTACTGTTCCACCTACGTCAGTCGAGGTCACCGTGACGGTGTACCCGTCAAGTGCCGTGATAAGGCAGTTCGTGGTGCTTGTCGCAGCAGTCGCACCAGTGATGTTGGCAATTACTGCGGCGGTCAATCCTGCGGTATCAGCAAAAACCAACGCAGCAGATTCAGAACCCTTCGTAAATGTGGCGGTGTCTACCAAAACACCATGTAAGTATGTGGTGACGGTGACGGTGTCTCCGGTCCCCACCGATGCAAGAGCGACAGTCGCCTTTTTTACCTTGGTGTTCGCGGTGATTGTCGCGGTCAATCCGCTGATAGCCTCTGCGCTCCCAGCAGCTACTGTAGTAGCCTGCATGATTTCAAGTTTGCAGGTCTTGGATACCGCAAGCGCTCCGACGTTCAGCACGAACAACGCGCGACGCATCCGATGGGCGCTGATGTAGCGCCCTGTTACGTTTGTGTTGCTGAGAGCCTGCCCAACGAGGGGACATTCGACCCTATAGCCTTCAATCATTCTGTTCGACATAGATTCCTCCTTACGCCACAATCCGGCAGGAAATCACAGCTTCAGCCAACGGAAGCGCGGTGTCAATCAGACGCCATCCGATGAAGCGCACCTTGCCATAGGCGGCATCGGTGTACGGGTCACGGAGCATCTGAGGCCCGCCCCACTCGACAATCTGGTACTGCGAGATGTCCCCGAACACACCGGCCTTCACATTCGCGGCGAATGCGGCGAATCCATCGGCGGGGTAAATCGGCCTGCCCTGCAACGTGTCAGGGTTTCCACCAAGCCCGGGGGCCCAAAGGTACTGCAACGCACCGCTTGAGGTCACGGGGTTCTTGATTTTGCGGATGACCTTGATGGTGGCATCGGGGAACAGCCAAGTAGCGTTCTGTCGGTAGCCCGGCTTGAGGTCGTGATACCAGTGGAGGATGTCATCACCTGCAATCGCGTTGTTCGCGGCTGTTTCTGTTCCATCGGTTGCGGCTGTCGCAAGTCCGATAGGCTCCGTGGTCCCGTTGCCGACTGCGAACAATGACTGTTCCTTGACAGCATCGGATTTAGCCCACCACTCGGGAATCAATCCCTCGAGGTTGAATGCCGAGGCAACAAGCTGCTTGCGGTATGGCTTGACCATGAACATGAGCTGATAGCCGGAAAGTGTTTTCTGCTGGAAAGTAGCGTTGCTCTCAGTAACAGGGCTTCCTTCCCCGACCAGATAGGACACGCCGAAGCTGTCCACCACGGGGTATGCTCCATCACCGATTCCCCAGTTCACATTGGTTGCAAGCCTGCGGATGGGGTTGTTCCCGTTCAGGACTTGGAAAAGCTTTGAACTGAGGGTGGTCGGGATGAGGAATCCGCCGGTTTCTCCGGTCTCGGAAGTGAATGCGCGTTTCTGCACGTTCTCGCCCTGACGGAGAGAGTATCCGGGAAGGTCGCCTTGCAGGAACGCCCGGAAGTATTCCTTGTCGTTGGCATCGGTTCTCGCTTCCGGAGCGCCCATTGCGATGGGATTCGGCAGGCTCATCCGTTCCGCCATGTTCTCGGCTTCCTTCTTCATCTTGAAAAAGTCGTCGACTTCGTTGATGTCGGCAAGCGCACGGTCGTACTTGGTTTTTTCCTCAGCGGTCATGCTGCGGACTTCTTTCTCGAGATTTGCGATCATGGAGCGGATATACATTGCCGCTTCGTCGCGTTTCTGCTGATGGTTCATAATTTTTCTCCTATTTCAATCAATGATAGTCTGAGCTTTATTGCATCCAATGTCGGCTCCATACGCTTGTCTACACCCGACGGTGTTCCAGGTTCCTCCATTGAGGTCTGGTGTGATTTGAATATGGCTTCGGCGCTTCGTGCCTGTAGCTCTGTTGCTTTGTAAGCTGGGTAGGTGACCGGGGAAAAGTCAAAGATGTCGCGGAACTTGGTGATGATTCTCAGGTCTGGCTTTGTCCTATCCTCGCTCCTTACCCAAGTTTCTTCCTCTACCGTAAAAGCAAAAGACATCTTGTCTATTAATCCTGATTTTACGTCCTTATACATCCCCGGACCAAGATTGCTTTTTGCAAGTTCTGCTATGGTGAGAACCCCAAAATCATCCTCTATTGCCTCTACTGTCCCGTTTTTCATTCGTGCTAGCGGTTTATTTGGGTCATGGTTGAAAAGCATGTAGGCATCACATCGTGTGAGAGCTTCTGTTGCGGCTCCTTTGGATATTGTTTCCCTAAACCATCCGAGGTCTGTTTCGTTGTCGTATACAATGGCCCGGCCTTCTATAATCATGCTTTCATCGGCCTTTGCCCTTACCTCTGTTGTTATAAACCTTCGCTCAGGGTCTTTCATCGCTTTCCTCTCCCCGTATTTATCATACCACGATTCTATCACACCTTTCATCTCGTCCGCAACCATTGCCCTGTC